AGATAAATTTCCTGAACTTAGCTATTTCGTTTTCCGAAGCCTTACTGAAGATGGAGGTACAAGCTGCGGAATCTCAAGTGTTCAAGTTAATTCAGCAAGGCTTCATTTCAGCGTTTGGCGGAGGGGTCTCGGGAACGACAGGCTCAACGTTCGGAGGAAGTACTGCAGGAGAGGCATCCAGCGGCGTTTCAACGGGCTTTTCGGGGTCTGCGATGGGGTACGCAACGGGCGGACATATCACGGGCGCGGGGTCGAGCACGAGCGACAGCATCCCGGCGATGCTCTCAAACGGAGAGTTCGTCGTGAACGCTGCGTCCACAGCAGCTAATAGACCGCTTTTGGAGGCTTTGAACGGATCAAATGGTTCGCAATCCTCAGCGGGTAGAAGCCACTTTGCAACCGGTGGTTTTGTGTCTTCACCAACAGTTTCAGGCGGCGGTACGGCGCTGACGTTCAACATCGACAACAGCAATACCAGTTCCCTCGGTACGGGAACACAGGGTTCACAAACGCAGAGCGTGCGTAACGATGCAATGCAAAAAGAACTGGAGTCGTCAGTCATCGAAATCGTTCGTAAGCACGCGCAGCCTGGCGGTCAGGTCAACAAGATCATAAAGAGTGTGAATCAGTAATGGCGGATCTGGCGATTTTTACCTGGCAACCGGATTACGGCGCGTCGTCGTCGGTGACGCCTAACGTCCTCACCGCTGCTTACGGTGATGGCTACTCTCAAGACACTCCCGCGGGTTTGAACACTCTTCCGCAGGTGTGGACACTCGTGTTTAACCGGTGGCCAGACGAGGCAGATGAAATTCACTGGTTCTTGATCCAACAAGCAGGGTTTCAACGATTTTGGTGGACTCCACCTCGACGCTCGAAGGCGATCAAGGTCAAGACCACGGGAGAAATAAAGAGCGCCGAAACAGACGCAGGGCAGGTAACGATTTCCGTCACATTCACGCAGGTATTTGACCCAGACTAGGACTAGACATGAGCGAAATTAGCGGTGAAATACAAAAACTAGCGCCTAACGCGCTGATCGAACTTTTCATACTCGATACGTCGGTGATTGGGTTTGCCACTATCGATTATTTTTATTCAGGTACTGACGAGTTTCGCCGTCCGATTGTATTTCAAGGAATCAATTACCAACCGATTCCCCTTCAAGCCGCCGGCTTTGAGTTCAGCGGGCAAGGTGCAACGCCGAATCCGACGCTGACGGTATCGAATGCTAACGGGATTATTTCCGCGACGGCTCTCCAATACGGAGACCTGGTCGGCGCGAAGATCACTCGTAAACGCACGTTTGCAAAATTCCTTGACGATCAACCCACGGCCGATCCTACCCAGGAATTTCCGCAAGATATCTATTTTGTGAATCGTAAAGTTTCTGAAACCTCCGTTGAGGTGCAGTTTGAACTTACCACTTCATTCGACTTGGTGGGATTAATGCTGCCGTGCCGGCAAGTCCTTCAGAACAGCTGTCCTTGGATTTATGAAAGTGCGGAATGCTCCTGGGTGGCGACCCCCGGAAAGTATTTCGATATTAACGATGTTCCGCAATCGCTGGTCGGTGCGGATCAATGCGGAAAAAAACTGACATCGTGCCAGGCGCGGTTCGGCACGAACACGTTGCTTCCCTATGGCGGGTTTCCTGGAGCACAGATATATGGCAACACCCAATGATTTAGTTCGACAGATGCTGGCAATAGCGAAGCTTGAGGCGGAAACATGCAACCACCCGAAGGAACGCTGTGGAGCAATCATAAAGAACGGGGATAACCTGGCGCTTGTCGAGTGCAGGAACGTGGCAGATAACCCGTACGAGACATTCAAAATTTCGGCGCAGGAGTGGGGGTTTCTTAATGTCGATCACGAGGTCACGGCGATATGGCACACACACCCCAACGGTAGCGCAGCGCCGACGCAGGCTGATCTTGTCAGCATTGAGGAACACCAGGTTCCCTGGCACATCGTAAGCTGGCCGCAAGCGGGGCACAGCTACACGGAACCAACGGGGTACGAAGCCCCTTATCTCGGCCGCGTTTTTGTGCATGGCATTATGGACTGCTACGCCCTTGTCCGTGACTGGTATAAGCGGGAGCTGGGTATCGAGCTAAGCCAGGAAGAGCGGGTAAATAACTGGTGGGATAAGGGAGAGAACCTTTACGTCAACGGTTACGAGAAGAATGGTCTTGTCTCTGTGCCAACCAAAGTTCGAGACCTGCAGAGAGGTGACATTCTGCTTATGCAGTATGTTTCTAGGGTGCCGAATCACGCCGGAATCTACATAGGCGATGGTAAGCTTCTGCACCATGTGGATCGCCGTCTGTCGGAAATAACGACTTACGGCGGATACTGGATGAAACATACAACTCACTATTTAAGGCATAAGACACAGCTATGCGTCTCGTAGATGCTCAGTACACCGAAGTATATTTGGCCGGCGAGCTTGGGAAACGGTTCGGACGCAAGCGCAGGCTCGTGTGTCGCGACCCAGGCGAGGCGCTGCGACTGATAGGTCTTGAGCGGCCGGACTTCAAGGCTTACATGATCGAGCGCGCCAAGGCGGGAGCTAGGTATCACGTCATCGTCGATAAGCGGAGCCGAACTGAAGAAGAGCTGGGCCTGCCGGCCGGCCGCAGGCTGATTATTTCTCCGGAAGTGGTAGGGGCCAAAGGCGATCTCGGGAGCATCCTGGAGATCGTCGTAGGCGTTGTGCTGATCGCGTTCACATGGTGGACAGGGATCGGCGGCTACACCGGCGGTGCGTTGATATCGATGGGCGCAGGATTGATCTTGTCGGGTGTCACAGGGCTGCTAACGAAGCTGCAGACAGGATCTGCGAATTCGTTGCAGTCTTACGCCTTCAACGGCCCTACGGACAATGCGCAACAGGGCAGTCCTGTCCCGGTTGTTTATGGTTTGATGATGATCGGAGGCCAAGCGATAAGTGCAACGCTGCAGGCCGTGGACATGAGCAGCGCAGCGACCGAGACCGGTCTACTTACGTCCATCGAAGGGTAAGCCAATGAAGCGGCTTATATCCCCACAAGGCGCGGGCGGCGGCGGTAAATCTGGCGGAGGAAGCGGCGCAGCGTCGGATGCGCCTGACTCGCTGCAGTCGGTAGCTTTCGTCAGTGTGCTCGATTTGCTCTGCGAGGGCGAGATTAAAGGTCTCGTGAACGGGATGGAGTCGATTTATCTCGACGGTGTTCCAGTCCTGGAAAGCAACGGCGCGGCTAATTTTACAGGGGCGACAATTGGATGGGTGAACGGGACGCAGACACAGCCGTACATCCCAGGGTTCGCTGCGGCATCGGAGACTAACTCTCTCGGAACCCAAGTGTACAACGCTGTTCCGGTTACTTGGACGCTGGACAACCCGGAGTTCACCGCCGCGATAGTTACGCTTGAAATCGGTGAGTTATCCTCGACAGACACGTCCACAGGCGACGTGTCTGGTACGTCTGTCGAAATGACGATCAGCTGTCAGTCAACGACTGGACCGAAAATCCAGGTTATAGACGCTGTGTTCACTGGCAAGACGAGTAGTGGGTATGAGCGGAGCTATCGGTTTCCGCTCACTGGTGTCGGGCCGTGGACCGTAACGGTTGCTCGCGTTACAGTCGATTCGACGAGCGATTACCTGGTCAACACCACCTACTTTGGCGCCATTACCGGTGTCATAGATCAGATGCTGACGTATCCAAATTCCGCTTTAGTGGGTATGCAGCTGGACGCTCGCCAGTTCACCGATATCCCTACCAGAACATACCTTATCGAGGGGATGCTGATTCAGGTGCCGAGCAACTACGACGCTGACGCCAGAATTTACACCGGAGCATGGGACGGCAGTTTCCAGATCGCCTACTCGAACAATCCTGCGTGGTGCCTGTACGACATGCTGACCAACTCCAGATATGGCCTTGGGTTGTATCTCAACGCGTATGAGATAAACACGGCGAGCCTGTATGAGATAGGTCAGTATTGCGACGAACTCGTACCGGACGGATTCGGCGGCCAGGAACCTCGGTTTGTCATGAATGCATGCCTGAACAGCGCAAAGGCTGCTTATGACATGATCCAGGATCTGTGCAGTGTCTTTCGGGGAATGTCGTATTGGGGTCTTGGTACTGTACTTCTAACGCAGGATTCGCCACAGGCACCCACTGCTTTTTTCTCCCGTGCAAATGTGATCGGAGGGCAATTTAGCTACTCGGGGAGCGCGAGAAAGGACCGGCATACGGTGGCGTATGTCCAGTATAACGATCCGACTCAGCAGTACGCGCAGAATACCGAATATGTCGAAAGCCCCGAGGGGATAATTCGCTACGGGGTTCGCGCCGTTCAGGTTATGGCTATCGGGACGACATCCAGAGGGCAGGCCGCTAGGCTTGGTCTGTGGACGTTGCTAACTGAGCAGCTCGATACCGACCAGCTGACGTTCCAGGCGGGCTTAGAGGCTGCGTACCTCGTGCCGGGCCAAATCATTCAGATAGCGGACCCCACGCGTGCCGGCGTGCGTATGGGCGGACGCACCGTAGCAGGTACGGTGGATAGCATTTTCTTGGATGCTCCTATTACGTTTGACGCGGGGCAGACCTATACGCTCTATTACATGGACTCAACAGGAACTCAGCAGTCAGTCGGCGTCGCCAACACGCTAGGCACGACAGACGAGCTTAGTTTCACGACGAGTATGCCTACGGCACCTAATCCGGGGTTCATGTGGGCGCTGTCGGGGTCCGATGTCAATCTTCAACTTTTCCGCGTAATAAATGTTCAGGAATCCTCTAGAAATATATTTTCTGTCTTGGCGGTTTCGTACAATGAGTCTAAATTCAACGGCATTGATTTTGGAACCGCACTGTACCTGCCCCCTATAACGCTGCAGAGCGGCCTGGGTGCGACGATCCCGACAGCCTGGTCCGTGACACCCGCGACTTACTTGATCGCTCCGGGGGTTATTGGGCAGCAGCTGCTCCTATCCTGGAGTGGCAACACGGTGCAGTATCAACTGCAATATCAAATCAACTCGGGTCCGTGGGTCACTTACTCGATCCACACGCCTAATTACGATATTTTGGGCGTCACTGCCGGGGATGTTTACGATTTCAGATTGTTTGGTCTTTCAGCAGACGGCACCTTATCACCCGCGCTCGATAACACATACACAGTACCTACGATCGGATCTCCACCAGGAGCGCCGACTTCCCTCACCGCAGTGGGGAGCTTTCTCAGTGTAATTTTGAACTGGGCTGCGCCCCCCAATTTGGATCTCAGCTATTTCCAGATTTTCGAGTCGGCCGAAGACAATGTCGCGACGGCAAGCATGGTGGCCAACAACGTAGGGTCAACGACGTTCACTGTAGGCGGTCTACCCGGCGACACAACCTTTTACTACTGGGTTCGCGCGGTCAACACGAGCGGAGTGATAGGGCCTTATAACAGCAATACAGGAACGTCTGGCTACTCGCTTAAAGGTCAGTCTGCGATGTTTGAATACGCGTCGATTACCCAGGCCCTTATCGGCAGTGAAGCGGTAGGAACGTCACAAATTCAAAACGCATCGATTGTGAACGCGCAGATACAAAACGCTGCGGTTAGCACGCTGACGATAGCCGGCAACGCTGTCACAACGATGGCGCAATGGAACAACTTGACGCCGAATTCGTCAAGTGCGGTATCGGTAAATTACGTGGGAGCGGGGGAAATT